TTGGCACGGTTATAAACTTGCGCCAGCCTAGCTTGTCAGCGTCACGCACGCACTTAGGGCTGTGACATGACGCCATGCTAATCTGTTTCATAAAGTCGCAGTGATCGTTGTAGCCGCTGCGATGTATCTCTAGCCAGCGCCACTGATGCGTGTAGTTAGTTAGCCAGCGCTTGTCCTGAATGCCGGCATCTTTCCAGACTTGTGGCGGTACGAATGCAGCGTCACCCCATCCGCCTAAGCGTGTAGGCGTGTTTGGTCCCGACAAGAACGGCATGATGTCGCGATCGTCGAGGCCGCTCATGCGCGAGATGGATAAAATGTCTGGGTAGTTGCCACGGGCAGCAGACTTGTGCAGCGTGTCTAAACCCGTGCCGGCGATGTAGCAAAGGCGGTCGGTAACACGGCCTAACTTCTCGTCATACCGTCCTAGTAAATCGCAATCTCCACAGTTTGAGCAGTCGCCACCGTCACGTCGGTTTTCATTATAGGTGCGCTCGTTGTCGGGTACGATGTACGCTGTGTGCATAGAGCCCGTCTTTGCGTTGCCATCTAAGCGCCAAAGAACCTTGATGGGTTTACCGTCGTAAAGAGACGCACCACGCCAAAGCGTAACCCCACGTGCGCCCTTCATGGCGTGACGTAGGCTGGCAATCTTGTGTGCAGGTAACTGTTTCATGGATTGTTCCTCCGAACCTGACCACGTACCGCAAGTGCGGTACGTAGCCAGGCCATGGTTATTGGTTGTCGATCCGTGTCATCTCGAGCGCTGCTCTGCAGTACTCTAGGCACGACTGCGCATCGGACTCGTTCATCTTGAGCATAAGCTCTTGAACACGCTGAGCGCGGATCTCGTGAGCGTTGAGCGGTCGTATAGAGGCCAGCATGTAGTCAAGCGTGCCACGTATAGCGCCCAAAGCGGTGATGATGTGCTCTTGATCGACGCGCAGTATTTCGCACTTGCGCTGTGTTTCATCGACAGCGTTCTTGTACTCCCCGAAGTTGTGACGCTCCAAGGTCTCGTCAATCACTTGATCGAAGTCGTGCGTTTCTAGACACGTGTCGATGTGACTGGCAAAGTCGGTGTTGTCGAGGCAACCTGCGATGAGATCCTCCATCTCTCGGGTGCAGATGTCGATCTCAAGCTCGACTTCGGGCATTGTTCCTGTGATTTTGCTCATTTTGAGGCCTCCTTAGCCTTCTGGTTTTGTTTACGCCAAGCTGCTTTACGTTTGACAAACTTGGCATGTGAAAAGGTGTTAGCGTTAGTAGACAGACCGATGTGCTGGCGCACAATCTCTTCGGTGGTAGGACATGGGCGGAAGCCTAGCTTGTGGCGTCCGTCACGAATCCTAACCACTGCGCCGCAGATGCGCTCGTATTCGATCATGCGATCAGCGAACAGTTGGTAGTTGTCCTCTGAGATGTGGTCCATACCGATGACCATAGTACACATGAGCAGGTGCCACGTGTTCGGATGCCAGACCTCTTCGCGAGTGTCGGGGTCTCGTACGATAACCTTGAACTCGCAGTTTTCGATCATGTGTGCAGCGTTCCAGTGCAGAGCCATTACTCACCCCCCTTCTTGATCAGTGCGTGCAGTCGTGCGCGCTCTTTGGTGGCGGTCATGCCGCGCTTGTCTAGCAGTGCTAACTGCTCTTGTGGTGTACGCTTGGCGTGTTCGGCCTTGCGTGCGAGCGCCTCTTGGCGCTTTTCGGTTTTGCTACGTTTCATTGGTTGCCTCCTTCCGTAGCGATGAAAATGGGTCCATCAACAAAGCGCGCTTTAGCGTGCTGTTTGATATGTGGCAGCGTGCAACGGGTGAAGGTCGAAACCTGCAAGCGGTGATGGCGCGTAAAGATAACAAAGCCGGTCAGTGGGTCGCCCTCTGACTTGGGCTCTTCGTTTAGGTAAATGCCTTCTCGCATTACGATGCCTCCTTTGATGTACCGCACTTGCGGTACGTGACTGGTCTCCACTCGTATTTCCAATCGGTGTTGAGTGGGATGCCTTGAGCGTCTACGATAGCGCGCTCACGACTTGTGAAAATGGTGGCGTGGATAAGATTGCCGACGGTAACCCCGTTGAGAAAGTCGATGGGGTGAAACCGCTTAGCGCCAGGTGTCTTGGCATACAGACGCCACAGCTTGACTTTGGGTTGTGGTACTTTACGCGTCATGGTCGTACTCCACATCGTCTCGAAGCTCGTCGTTGAGATTGACGAACGGGTGGCCCATGCCCTCGCTGTGTCTGATAGCGACCCACTTTTGGTCGTCGTCTACGCGATCGGCGTACATCTCGCCGTAGTTAGCGACGCGTTGTGCAAAGCGTTGGTATGCAATCTCTAAAGTGTTGCAGTACCAACTGTTGCCAAAAGCGCCTGACTCCATATGGAAGTCGTACACGGCGTACGGTCGATCGCTGTTGTTAGGCACGTGGCGGATGACCACGGCGTAGGGTTGTTCGCCAGACCCGTGCGGGATAGCGCAGAACGCGATGGTGCGAGTGCTGTTGCGAATACCGCGCACACGCTTTTCGTTGATTCGATTAGTCATTGTCGATTCCCATCTGCTTTTGCAGTTTGAGGATTGAAGGATCTTTGCTGAAATCAGGAAGACGCATGGCACGTACCGCACTTGCGGTACGTTCTACGTCAAGGCCCACGTCGTCACGTAACCACCGAGTGGTGGTGGATAGTGTGTACGTACTGTTGAGACAGTAGACGTACCACTGGCGACCTTCGCCGGACGCGAAGACCTTAGCGCCGTTAGGAAGGTGGAACTGAAACATGTTTTGCATGGGCTCATCCGGATTGATTAGCACGCCTTCCCATTCAAAATTGTACGGGTAAGCACGCGTCATAAACACAATCACAGCAATGGCCTGTGCGGGCGTAAGCGGAAAGTGCACTTCTTTTGGTAGCTCGCTCATGGGATGCACCTTTCTCGGTTTTCGACGCTCTCTTGCGTCTCGATAAGATCAAAGCAGTCGTGCGATGCATCGACGGTCACATCGACACCGCTATGACGTAGGGTGAGAATCACTTCGACAAGCACGCTACCGGGAATACTGTTGTGAACAGTGAGATAAACGCGATCAAGGCGACCCGTGTTATCGGAGCCTGACTGGATTTTTGGATAGTTTTTTGACTCAGAAGCCATGATATTTTCCTTATAAAGAAGAAGGCCGGCACGTACCGCAACTGCGGTACGTACCGACCTGTGGGTTTAGAGCATCGCTCGCAACTCGGCTTTGATGCGCTTTGCATCGGTGCCGCGGTACGTCTTAGCATTGTTGAGAAAATACAGAACGATCGTTCTTGCGCTTTCGTACATGTATGTATCGTTGATGCTATTGAGCGAGGCCATAGCATCGAGGTACGGCGCAGCGGCAAAGTTTACCTTCGGCCACGTTGCTGCAATCTCTGCTGCGATGGTTGATAGTGGCCTTGCGGCCGGCTTCGTTTCTTTGGACATGGCGTCCTCCACATGCGACCCGTGGTTAGTGTAACGTACCGCACTTGCGGTACGTAGAAGGCAGAAGGGGTCACAAACTTCTAACTTCTAAGAGCATCCTAACAAATGGGTAACTTCTGGTCAATATGCATTATTGTATGTACGTTGGCGGCTTGTGCGACCTGTGCGCGGCGTGCGGTTAGAGCGACCTGTGGGTGTGGTTTATTTATGATAGATTGCCCCGGCAAAACCGCTGCGTGTGAGGTTTCGAGGGTTTTCGTCAGGATTCTGATTTTGATTTTGATTTTATTCACGTACCGCAACTGCGGTACGTAAGCCCTAACGTACAAAATGGCATGGGTTTTGCGTGATAGAATAACAATATGATAGAGGGCCGGAGGCCCGAAAAGTAGAATGATAGCGAGCGGAGCGAGCGCGAATGATAGCGATTTTTTTGGGTAGCCTAAAAACGAAGAAGGCCGGGCATTTGCCCGACCTTCCCCGCTTAGCTGGTAGCTAGTTTATGCGGCCGCGGCTTGTTTCAAATCGCTTCGCGCTTTCGTGTACTGCGCAAGCTCAGCGTCCGTCATATCGGCAACCGCGCCTAGCGCTTGACCTTCACGTGCGCAGGTCGGGTTAGCACAGCCAATCATGCCGGCATCAATCGCTGCAAGGTTAGCCGTAACACCGCAACCAACGCAACCGCATTTGACCGTACGTCCACCATCGCTCTTAGCTGGTCGGGCATCTTTGTCGATGGTACCGCTTGCAAGGTATCCATTGGTTGCCATGTATTCCCACACACCGATCGCAAAGGGACCGGGCTTAGTCTCAAGGCAGACCGCCTTACCTTCTTCGTTTACTTCGTGCTTGTAAGCGCTCATGATATCAAAGTCTAAGATGACCTTTTCGACCTTGTTGCCATCTTTGTCTTTGTTGCCGGTCTTACGGGCTCGAGCAGGAAACAAGCCCAATTCCTGCATGACCATCTTGCGACGCTTGCTAATGACCTTGTTGCGCTCTTTGCGCTCGTTAGCTTGTTCCTCGGTTTCTTCGTAGACGGGCTTGCCTAGTTTGAACCCCGCAACGATATCGACCACCGATGCAGCAATAGCGTCGATGATCATATCAAAGCGAGTTGCTGCACGGTTAGCCGCTCGCACTTTCGACGCTTCACTGTAGAGCGCTTTGCCACCGGGGCAAGCGGGGCTAATCAGAGCGACCATCTCCTTCTTACCAGTAGCACCGATGCCGATCATGGTTTTCTGAAACTGGCGCTTATCGAGACGAAAGTCACCGGAACCCGTAAAGGAGTTCATAGCGCGTACCGTGTAGCCTTTGGCAAACTCATCACGACTGAATGCATTCTCACCCTCACCAATGGTCTTAGGTAAGCGCTTGATCATGGTCAGTAGGATCATGGTCAAGGTGGCGTTGGTACCGCCTTTGTGCTCGCCTTTCGCTTTCGCTTTCTTTCGCAAGTCATCGACTGCCTTGCGGCTAAAGGTTTCACGTACCGCAACTGCGGTACGTTTAGAGGATTGCGACTTATTCGAGTTCTTAGCCATTTTCGGCTCCTTCGTTGTTACCCCCTACGGGGGTAGGTTAGTTGGTAGGGAACACCCCGACCATATACCCTTTCACCATATATCCGACTTCTGGTCAAGGGGTTCCGCAAAGCATTTTTGTATGTACGTAAACGCTCGAGAATGTTCGCTAGTTTCACGACACCGGCTAGGTCAAACCAGGCTAGGGGCTAGGATTTATTTTCCTAGGACAACGGGCTTCTATGAACGTGGGATTGTGTGGCTACCCTACGTTGCTAAGAGCATAGCCGGGCTAACTGCGTTGCGCTGGTTACGTATCGCAACTGCGGTACGTAAGTTGCCACTACATCGAATCATGTACGTTGGTCGACTACACTCGATCATGTACGTACCCCAAAACCAAAATCCGATACCGAAACCTCGACCCCCCATACCTGTTACGGCACCTCGCCTGCGGCGAGTAGTCCCCCTCTCAATTTCGCGCAATCCGAAAACTTCAGCATTTCTTTAGACTGCAGGGGTTACGTACCGCACCTGCGGTACGTGAATGAGCATGTCTGTATCTGGGGAATGCGTTGTTGTTCCAGTGTACGATGCCCACACTGAACTACACTTAAAAGTTACTTAGCATACTTTTCCGAAAGTCCGCAAATAAGTTTCGATTCTTTTGAAAAGACTATTCTTTTTTTTGTTTTGTTGAAATCAGGGTTCTGTACTGAGTCTAATTTTGTGGACTTGCGAAGCAGGGGTCTTGGGGTCTATATAGCGATCAAGGAGGAATAGTCATGCCTAAGCCAAAGAAGAAGACGAAGAAAAAGGGTGGTTACTGATGGCTAAGCCGCGGGACTACAAGAAGGAATACCGCGATTTCCATGGTAAGCCTCAGCAGATTGCTAACCGAGGAAAGCGTAATGCTGCTCGGCGCAAAGCAGGATTAAAGGTTGGCGATCCTCGAGAAGTAGATCATAAGCGGCCCCTCAGCAAAGGGGGCGGTAATGGTGCTAGCAATACTCGCGTGGTTAGCCGCTCAACAAACCGCAAGAAAGGCAATAGCTGGCGGCGGTTCGGAAACAAGAAATAAGGAGTCGTTATGACTGATTACAAGAAGAAGCCCAAGTCTTTTACAATGCGCGGAGCATACATCGAGCCGCAGAAAAAGATGAAGCACAAAAAGGCAAGGTCTCTAATTGGTAAAAAAATTGACTCAACACTTAGTGAAATGAGGAACCTTGAGTTTAAGAATAACACCGTGCGTCAGAAGTCAGCCACTCATAAAAACAATATGAAAAGCAATAAAAAGAAATAAGTCATGGATCAGCAGCTTCTTGAGGTTATTGCAGGGTTCGGCCCGGTAGGAATCGCCGCAGCGGCCATCTTCTGGATTTTTATAAAGAGTCAGAAGAGGATGGAAGTGCAGACTGACAACTTCCAAGCGCAACTTCGTGAGATGATGGAAGAATGCAATAAGCGGGAAGCTGAAGTCCGAGACAGGTTTGATGCTGTTGTCCGCAAGTATGACGAGGAACGGCTAGAGTGGACCAAGCGCTTAGACGCCATTGAGAAAGAGCTTGTTGATGTTGAGTCTTTGATCAAAGAAGGGCTCGGGGAAATGCGAAAACATTACTCAAAGATCAGCGCTGTTATAGGGAAAGAAGTATGACCTTTGAGTTGATGCACTTGCCCCGTAGGGTTCCGATTGCAATCCCTGTTGAAAAAGACGGCAAGTACGACTCAAATCTAATATGCATTATGAGGGACCAGGCCTGGCGTTTGCTTCAGATTTATTACTTCCCTTACGAAAGAGAACCTGATGCAAACTGTTGAGACTGAAATAGTGCGAGCGCACACCCGCTTAGACGGCGTCGATGGTCGCCTAAAAAAAATCGAAACAAAAATGGATAAACTCGTTTGGATTGTTGCAGGCATGACAAGCCTAGCAGGGTTTGTTTCTCCGTTTGTTGCTACATGGCTGTTGTCTAAATAAATGCGTTGCCCGGTCTGCAATGTTGGTCGGATGATTGTCAAAAGCTCTGAGACCGCTCTGGTTGGTAAGGTGACTACGAACGGCGAGCTAAAGGAGACAGATGTTGTTAGACGCAGGCAATGTGAATGGTGCGAGCTTGGAATCGTCACCATCGAACGAGTTGATCGACTTGTCAGTCCTCCAAGGCCCGACCGTAAAAGGTATAACCGCAGGAAATCCCTGCCCCGTACACGGGAAGAAATACTGGCTTTTCGCAAAGACGGGGCCTTGCCTTCACCCGGACTGCGTAAAATCGACCCTTGAGTATTTCGATGCAACAACCAACCACAAAGAGTTTATTACTGCTGTAAGGCTTGGTGTTGTAGACCTCGTTAGCTGGGGAGCTACAGAAGGGTTTTATTACCTAGCGGACTGCTGGCAAAAAGACCCAGTTGTCTGGCGCAGGCTCTGTAAAGCTTACATCGAACACAGAAAGAAAGAGTATGTTCGAGGCCCAAGGATGAGGGCCGAGGTGCAGAACTGGCTAGCTAATGAGCTTTCAACACGCCGAGATTCGGGCAATGGCACCAAGCAAGATTATCCAGATGCAATGGTATGGATTAAACAATGCGCCAACTTTCTTATGGATGAGTATGGGCCGGCAGTTACAGCCGCTGTATTTGGGTGTGTTGAAATAACAGACGTTGCCAAGCTATGCTTTAATGGCGATGTTACTAAAGCAAGAACAGCTTGCGACCAAGCACTGGAGGAGTTGAGAAGATGGCACGGAAACAAAATCTGCAAGAGCTAATCAGCAAGGTTGCAAACCTAGATGTCGATACAATTGATAAGACAACCATCAAACAACTGTACCTCGATGTAACGTACCGATGCCTCGAGGAAGAGGTAAACCCCAAAGCAATGGAAGTCGCCATCCGAGCAATCGGAAGTTTAGCTAGCTTGTTGGACGAAGACGTTACCACCACACTTGATGCAGAGTTGCGGGCTAAGATGCCGGACAATGTCTTACAGCTTGTAAACAAGGCTAATCAAGGATGAGGCGTAAGGCTAAAACAAAACGCCCACTAACTGAAACTCAGTCACAATACCTTAATCTCTGTATTACAAATTTTGAATTTTTTTGTACCCATGAGCTTAAGATCGTAACCAAGCAAGGGGAGCTTGTGCCCTTTGTTTGGAATGAACCGCAGCGAGAAGTATGGAAGCTAATCGACGCTGGGCGCATTAGGCTTGGGGTCTTGAAGGCCCGGCAAATGGGCATGTCTACTTTTATTGCTGCGTACTTCTTTTGGTGTACTCAGTTTCAGCCAAACACTAAATGCGTAGTGCTTGCACATGAAGATGAACCCGCCCGAATGCTGTTTGGCATTTACAAGACCTATTACGAAAACCAAAGCGAATGGATTCAAGCTCACTACCCCTTAAAGCACTCAACACGTATTGAGTTGGTGTTTGCTAATTCCGGTTCGTACATCCGAATCGCAACAGCAAAGAACCCGGACAAGTTACGTAGTAGAACGGTCCAGTTGTTGCACTGCTCAGAGGTAGCCTTTTGGGTTTATCAAAAGGAAGTGATGACTGCGGCGATGCAGGCGCTTACCGATAAAGGTTTGTGCTTTGTTGAAACAACCGCAAACTCATTCAACCACTTCTATAGATGGTGGCAAGAAAAGAGCGCATACGAAAAAGTCTTTCTGCCTTGGCATTCTTTGTCTTCGTACCGCATCGACAAAGACGATGAAGGGCAGTATTACGACTTTACAGGCGAAGTTTTGAAGCTGGACCCGATTAGCATCAACGCTTTATCGGAACCGCTCACAAAAGATGAAGAAGGATACAAATCAAAGTTTAGTTTAAACGATGCTCAAATCAGATGGCGACGATGGTGCATACTAAACAAATGCGAAAGCGACGAACGCATCTTCCAGCAAGAGTATCCAGCGTCACCGGTAGAAGCTTTCCTTACAACTGGCGATCAATTCTTCCCTGGCGACCATATCCCAGCAGAAGTTACCGCAATTTCAGACGAAGTTGAGGCCCCAAAAGCTGGAAATGTGTATGCGATTGGCGTTGATACAGCGAGCGGGTCAAAAACCGGCGATTATTCTGCTTATGCCGTCTTAAACATGACAAAAAAGCCGTATAAAGTGGTCGCTTGGCACTACGATCGGGTTCCAATACACAAATTTGCCGATCGAGTCGCTGAAGCAGCGGAAAAATACAATCAAGCCATTGCCGTAGTTGAGGTAAACAACGTTGGCGCAGCAGTTATGCAGGATATGGAGCTTCGAGCGTACGCAAGGCTGTATAGACGCTATGTTTACGACAAAATGGCTGAAAAATACGTCGAAAAACTAGGTTTTCACACGTCAGCGCAGACTCGGCCGCTTATTTTGACTCGGATGAGACGCTATATTGCTGATCAAACACTTGTACAGCCGCCTCAAGTGCTCATTAATGAGATGTCGAGCTTTACATACAATGAAAAGGGTATGCCAGATCATGCGCCAGGCACCCACAGTGACATGATCTTTGCTGTAGCGCTTGCTTTGGAAGCCGAAACGCAGATGGAAGGCGTTGCTGAGCAAAATTGGGAAAATTACAAACCGCAAACACCGGACGAAATGGTGGCGTTTGAGCGAGAAACAGGTCGGTCTTGGAAAACATTTAGACCGCTAAGTGAAGAAAGAGAAGAGGTTCAACAGTTTTCAAAACACCGGCTGACTGATGACGGGCTTGAGTTTTGAAAAGATGTTGAATAGTATCCGCGCAAGTTTGGCTCTTCGGTGCCATTGAACCGTCGTATTTACCACGCACGCCAGGAGCGAAATCATGGCAGGTCTTCCTAAAGTCGCAGAGATTGTTGAGAATCTGAGTAAAATTCAAGCTGGTGCCTCAGAGCCAGAACAACCGAAGGTGGAGGAAGTTGATAATCAGCAACCTACTGAAGAAAAGGTAGAGCAAGGAAACGAGCCGTTGGCTGCGGCAGAGGATGGACAAGCCAAGTCTCCCGAAAATCGTGTTCCTTACGACCGTTTCAAAGAGGTGAACGATAAACTCAAAGAAGCGCACGAAACGATTGCGGGCTTTGAGCGTAGGTTTCAAACATTGGAAGCTGCGTCAGCTAACACATCAGACCAAAGTGAGACAACTCAAGCCGAACCAAGTCTTTCTGACAAGATCAATAATTTGATTGAAGAAGGTGAGATCGGGGAGGGGGCTGCTGCACTTATGCAGGAGTTAGCAAGCAAGGTTAGTAAACCCAACAATGATCAGTTTATTGCCGAGCTACAGCTTGAACGAGCAACCATAGAATTAGGTAACAAAATTGATGCGGTAATGAAAGAAAGCACGGTCCATGACGAACGGGGGGCTAAAATGTATTTGGCTCACGCTGTTCAAAACGACCCCAATGCTAACTTAACAGCCGCATTAGAAGCCTGGACTCAATGGGAAAGCGAGTACGAGCAAAAGGTTCTTGAGCGACACGGCGTCAAATTAGAAGCCAAAGCAAAAGAACCTAAGTCTACAGCACCCAAACGCCTAAGCGGCGGCGGCGGCGGGGGTGGTGCTTCTTCTGGTTCGGGTAAGTCAGAAAACGACGAGCCCATGAGTTTAAATGCTATACGCAAGCGCCTTAGCAAAAGGCGTGGGAGATAAAATCCAATGGCTTTTCCAGCCTCAACTACAACGGTCTCAAACGTACTAAAAC